GTAAATCAAATAGTATCTATCTTCACGACTTCTTCAACTGCTTCATATCTGCTCATCGCTTCATTGTGATAGAAGATTTAAATAGTCTAGAGTACCAAACCTTGACCGAAAGGTTGAGGTGGCTGAGAGCAACAATCTCAGGTACGGTAAAAAGCTCCTGGATGAACAATGGGCAATCCGCAGCCAAGCCTCTAAGGACGCAATGTCAAGTCTACGAGGAAGGTTCAACGACTAAATAGTAGTGGGTATTTAATGACGGCCTAGACAGCCCGAAAATGCTTAAGATATAGTCTAGTCCCTCGCGCCGGTGGTCGCAAAATATCCCGAAAGGGAGGGTATATACGGAATCTCAACCACCCCACCAAGTACCTGGCGTGGAACTTCAACGCCCCCGGTGCCACCAGCTACGGCCAGTACACCGCTCTGGCCAACTTGACCGTCAACTCCAACCCTGTCTACGGTGACACCGCCAACACCGAGAGCTTCAACGAGGCCCTCGCCGTGCTGGACTCCGCCAAGCTGCAGCTGAACGGCCAGGACCGTTTCTCCACCCGCAAGGGCTCCTACTTCAACAAGGTGCAGCCCTACCAGACCATCGGCACCAACGTGCCCGCCGGCGTCTACCTGTACTCCTTCGCCCTGAAGCCCGCCGGTCGCCAGCCCTCCGGCACCTGCAACTTCTCCCGCATTGATAACGCCACTCTGTCCCTGACCTACAAGACCTGCTCCGTGGATGCCACCGCGCAGCCCGCCGCACTCGCCAACGCCCTGTACCAGAGCGAGACCATCACCGCAAACACCGCCACCTCCCTGACCGCCCTCAACATCTATGCCAAAAACTACAACGTATTGCGCATCATGAGCGGCATGGGTGGATTAGCTTATGCAAGCTAGTCATATCATGTCATCATATCCAATTATTTTCAAAAACATTTCTTTCGAAGTTCTTTACACAGACTTTTCGAATTAAATAAACTTCGCGCGATTGCGATATCTTTCATACGTGACACAACATTAAATACCCTAGAGTGTCAATATGTTCACCCGGGTCAAACGAAAATATACGTGATACGGGAAAAAAATATTTCGATAAGGTATCGCGAACAACCCCATGTCCCAACTACCCCCCACGTTTCTAAAAACAACGTTATTTACAAACGAAGTAAGAGGAAATGTCACAGTTAAAGGAGCAGTTATAATTCAGTCAAATGGAAATGCATACGTGTTAGGCAATACTTCTGTCATTACAGGAGTAGGCCAGACGCCTCTGCCGACTGACATCATAGGTAATCTATCCGGAGTATACGCAAACGTAACCACGGTTAACGCAGCAAACGTTAATGTCACCGGGAATGTATCCGCGGAATATTTCCTCGGTAACGGTGCGTTGCTGACCGGTATTGAACAATACGTGTTGCCATCTGAAATCACCGCAGATGTCCTCGGTAACGTCACCGCCACCGGTAATGTATCCGCAGAGTATTTCCTTGGTAATGGTGCCCTGTTGTCCGGCATTGAGCAATATGTGTTGCCATCCGAGATCACTGCGGATGTCCTCGGTAACGTCACCGCGACTGGAAACGTGGCTGCCGAGTATTTCCTCGGTAATGGCGCCTTGCTGACCGGCATCGAACAATACGTTCTGCCATCTCAAATCGCAGCGGATGTCCTTGGTAACGTCACCGCCACTGGAAACGTGACTGCTGATTACTTCATCGGTAACGGATACAACCTGATACTCGATGGTTATACGTTGAAGCCCATGGGCAATGTTGCAAATGTAGAAGTTCGTTTGGCGTTACCCGCACAGGTTGGTACGATCGTGAAACAAACCGATATCGACCAGGAATATCTGCTGCTCGATACACCTGCCAGCGTAGACGCAAACTGGTTGGAATTCACCGGAGCAAACTTCCCGGTTATGAGCGTTTTTGGCCGCACCGGGAACGTTCTGTTACTCTCCGGCGTAGATGTGAACACGATAGGTGGTGCGAGTATCGTAGGAAATGGAGACATCACATCCTTGGCAGTTGATATCACTGGTAACGTTACCGCCACAGGAAACGTGTCCGCGGAGTATTTCTTAGGTAATGGTGCACTGCTGACCGATATCGAACAATATGTGCTGCCCTCTGAAATCACTGCCGATGTCCTCGGCAATGTCACCGCCACCGGAAATGTATCAGCAGAGTATTTCATCGGCAACGGTGCTCTGCTTTCCGGCATCGAGCAATACGTGTTGCCATCTGAAATCACCGCCGATGTCCTCGGTAACGTCACTGCCACCGGAAATGTATCAGCGGAGTATTTCCTCGGTAACGGTGCTCTGCTTTCCGGCATTGAGCAATACGTGTTGCCATCTGAAATCACCGCAGATGTCCTCGGTAACGTCACCGCCACAGGAAACGTGTCCGCTGAGTATTTCCTCGGTAATGGTGCTCTGTTGACCGGCATCGAACAATACGTGCTGCCATCCGAGATAACTGCAGATGTCCTCGGTAACGTGACGGCTACTGGAAATGTATCCGCCGAGTATTTCCTCGGTAATGGCGCTCTGTTGACGGGAATCGAGCAATATGTGCTGCCCTCTGAGATCACCGCCGATGTCCTCGGTAACGTCACCGCAACCGGTAACGTGTCCGCTGAGTATTTCCTCGGTAATGGTGCTCTGTTGACCGGTGTATTGACTGATATTTCTGGAAATTTAGAAATCACCAATATTCTCGTATCTGGAAACGTAGATGTTTCAAACAATGTGAATGTAGACGGCAACGTTATCACAGGAAAACTAATCACAGCGGAGGCATACATAGGAAATGTGAACTCCGGTCAGGTGGTGTCCGGAAACATCACTTCTAACGAGTTCTTCTTCGGCAATGGTGCGTACATTACGGGAATCGAACAATATGTGCTGCCCTCTGAGATCACCGCCGATGTCCTCGGTAACGTCACTGCCACGGGCAATGTGTCCGCTGAGTATTTCCTCGGTAATGGCGCTCTGTTGACGGGAATCGAGCAATATGTGCTGCCCTCTGAGATCACCGCCGATGTCCTCGGTAACGTCACCGCAACCGGTAACGTGTCCGCTGAATATTTCCTCGGTAATGGCGCTCTGCTTTCCGGCATTGAGCAATACGTTCTTCCCTCTGAGATCACCGCCGATGTCCTCGGTAACGTCACCGCAACTGGAAATGTATCCGCAGAGTATTTCCTTGGTAATGGTGCCCTACTGAGCGGTATTGAACAATACGTTCTGCCCTCCGAAATCGCCGCTGATGTCCTCGGTAACGTCACTGCCACCGGTAATGTGTCCGCTGAGTATTTCCTAGGTAACGGTGCGTTGTTGACTGGCATCGAACAATACGTTCTGCCATCTCAAATCGCAGCGGATGTCCTTGGTAACGTCACCGCCACCGGGAACGTGACTGCTGATTACTTCATTGGTAACGGGTTCAACTTGGTTCTCGATGGTTATACATTGAAGCCCATGGGCAATGTTGCGAACGTAGAGGTTCGTCTGGCTCTACCTGCCCAGGTTGGTACTATCGTGAAACAGACTGATATCGATCAAGAATATCTACTGCTGGACACGCCCGCTAGTGTAGATGCAAACTGGTTGGAATTCACCGGGGCAAACTTCCCGGTTATGAGTGTATTTGGCCGCACTGGAAACGTTCTGTTACTCTCTGGGGTGGATGTAAATACCATCGGAGGCACCAGCATAGTAGGAAATGGAGATATCACGTCCTTGGCAGTGGATATCACTGGTAACGTGACTGCATCCGGAAATGTATCCGCCGAGTATTTCTTAGGTAATGGCGCCCTGTTGTCCGGCATCGAACAATATGTGCTGCCCTCAGAGATTACCGCCGATGTCCTCGGTAACGTCACTGCCACCGGGAACGTATCCGCCGAGTACTTCCTCGGTAACGGTGCTCTGCTTTCCGGCATTGAGCAATATATCCTGCCCTCTGAGATCACCGCGGATGTCCTTGGTAACGTCACTGCCACTGGAAACGTATCCGCCGAGTATTTCCTAGGTAACGGTGCCCTGTTGACCGGCATTGAGCAATATGTGCTTCCCTCGGAGATTACCGCCGATGTCCTCGGTAACGTCACTGCCACCGGAAATGTGTCCGCTGAGTACTTCCTCGGTAACGGTGCTCTGTTGACCGGCATTGAGCAATATGTGCTTCCCTCCGAGATCACTGCGGATGTCCTCGGTAATGTGACTGCCACCGGTAACGTGTCCGCCGAGTACTTCCTCGGTAACGGTGCTCTGCTTTCCGGCATCGAGCAATATGTGCTGCCCTCTGAAATCACCGCCGATGTTCTCGGTAACGTGACTGCCACTGGGAATGTGTCCGCTGAGTACTTCCTCGGTAACGGTGCTCTGCTTTCCGGCATCGAGCAATATGTACTGCCCTCAGAGATCACCGCCGATGTCCTAGGTAACGTCACCGCCACCGGTAATGTGTCCGCTGAGTACTTCCTCGGTAACGGTGCCCTGCTTTCCGGCATCGAGCAATATGTACTGCCCTCAGAGATCACCGCCGATGTCCTCGGTAACGTCACCGCCACCGGTAATGTGTCCGCTGAGTACTTCCTCGGTAACGGTGCCCTGCTTTCCGGCATCGAGCAATATGTACTGCCCTCAGAGATCACCGCCGATGTCCTCGGTAACGTCACTGCCACTGGTAACGTGTCCGCGGAGTATTTCCTAGGTAACGGTGCTTTGTTGACCGGCATCGAGCAATACGTGCTGCCTTCTGAGATCACCGCCGATGTCCTCGGTAACGTCACTGCCACTGGTAACGTGTCCGCGGAGTATTTCCTAGGTAACGGTGCCCTACTGACAGGCATCGAACAATACGTGCTGCCTTCTGAGATTACCGCGGATGTCCTCGGTAACGTCACTGCCACCGGGAACGTGTCTGCGGAGTATTTCCTAGGTAACGGTGCCCTGTTGAGCGGCATCGAAACATATGTTCTTCCCTCGGAGATTACCGCCGATGTCCTCGGTAACGTCACTGCCACCGGGAATGTGTCTGCGGATTATATCATCGGAAATATCGCATTATTGACCGATGTCACTGCCACTGGTAACGTGTCTGCTGAGTACTTCCTTGGCAACAGTGCATTGTTGGCCGACGTTACTGCCACTGGTAACGTGTCTGCGGATTATGTCATCGCGAATATCGCATTATTGACCGACGTCACTGCTACCGGTAACGTGTCTGCGGATTATGTCATCGCGAATATCGCATTATTGACCGATGTCACTGCTACCGGTAACGTGTCTGCCGAGTATTTCATCGGCAATGGCGCATTGCTGACCGATGTCCCTATCCCGTCTGAGATCACCGCCGACGTCTTTGGTAATGTCACCGCCACTGGAAACGTGGAGGCTGCTTACATCGTAGGTAACGGTGCGAACATGTCAGGTGTCGCAACGTTAGACTCTACAGGTTATATACAGCAACAATATCTCGACGGATATCTCACTGTACCACAGGGTTATGTCGCAGATACGGCAGCTCGTCTTGCTCTAGGCGGGGGTGATCTACCCATAGGTTCTCTCGTCAGACAATCGGATGACGGAAACTCGTATCTGCTAACCGCATCACCATCCAATGTCGACCTAAATTGGTTGAATTTCGAAGGCGCAAATTTCCCGGTGAATACTGTATTCGGACGCACTAATGATGTTTTAGCGGCTTATGGCGATTACTCCGACGACTACATAGAATTGTCTGCAAATGTTGGAACAGTTCCGGGAGGAAACTCGCTGTCTGAAGCATTGGAATACTTAAACAACCGTGTCACGACGAATCTCTCTCTAAGTGGCAATGCGACAGCTTCATACTTCCTGGGTAACGGCGCGCTGCTGACCGGTGTAACTGCTACGCTCCCGACCACCGTCACTGCGGATGTTCTCGGCAATGTCACCGCCACCGGAAACGTATCTGCAGAGTATTTCCTCGGTAATGGTGCACTTTTGGAAGGCGTTTCGACTACACTTCCGACCACAATTTCTGCGGATATTCTGGGCAACGTTATCGCTACCGGGAATGTGTCGGCCGAATATTTCGTCGGAAACGGCGCGTTCCTAGAAGGCATTGCTCCTCCTGCTAGATACTTGGCGGCAGTGCGGGCTACAAATCAAACCATCTCGTCTGGAAACTGGTCCAACATCAACGTCATTATGAATTCGGTTCGCGAGAGTGACGGTATCACGTATAACTCTACCACGGGGGTGTTTACTCTGGAGGGCGGAGTCACATACCGCATTACTGCGCAATTAGGATGGCAAGCGGCGTCCAACTACTTCTACGCATTTAGACTAGTCAACAGCACCACTGGTGTTCAAATTGGCCCATCGTCGGAAACGTTGCCACCGTCTCTCACATCTTCCAATACTCCCGCTCCTGTTCTTGATATCATAGTAACTCCTTCGACGACCACGGATTATCGTCTGAGAACTGCAGTGGGTATGACAGCAGGTTCTGGCGAACAAATACGGTCCGACGTAGGAACGTTCTTGAACATCGTCCAGCTTGGTAGTGGGTGGAATACCGGTCTGCCGTCCACGGGAAACATCGACATCATAGGTAACGTGACGGCCCCTGGAAACGTCATCGTATCTGGGCAAGTAAACGTCACCGGGAACGTGTCGGCAAATTACTTCCGTGGTAACGGAGCGTTGCTGACGGGCATTCCCAACGGTCCGGCGTTTTCGGTGTACTTTGGAAACTTGGCAACTCAGACGATAAGCACCACTGGTAACACGACTCCATTATACTCTAACGTCGTGTATGACACTAGCGGCGGGTTCAGCTTGGCTACTAGAGCATACACGCCAGGGGTTGCTGGATATTATCAGGTAAATGGGTCATGTGCATGGGGACCTACCGCGGGATCTGGTGAAATGCAGGTTCATTTGCTCAAAAATGGATCTAGACACAAGACTCTGACGCAAATATACTCATCAGGCGCGTCGCATAACTACATCACATCAGGGTCTTACATCGTGCAGTTATCCAACACCGATTCCATCACAGTTTCCATCGCTCAGACTATGGGCAATACTCAGACTATCATCGGCGGATTAGATACTGGGTTTACAGCCACGTTGATCGCCAAGTAAAATCTTAATTTTGTCTTACATATTTGTCGATATGGAGATGTTTTCGTATCGACAAACTAATTAACGAACAATGCTTTGTTATGATTATGAAGCGAAAGCTAAACAGATCATATCGTCAAATCTAGTCTGCTTATGATCGCACCTGGAAAAGTGTTTAGCTGGCGAAAGCAAGACCCCCCATACCACTCGCTATGCGAAGAACGTTGAAATTGGGGGCGTAAATCTGAACGCGTCCACTTGGCAAGCTGGCATTCAACACGACCTGTAGTTGCGCCGAATCGTACCGAGTGAAGTTGGCAGACCCGTTAGGCTGCTTGGAGTCGGCGTCTTCCAACGCAAACGAGTATACATATATTGACTTGCTTGGCACGCGAACGTGATGTTCGTAGGGTTGCACTAGACGGAAATAGGCACCTGGGCGTGCAGAGAAGCGATCACTACCGTTGATAATGAGTTTTACCTCTTCGAACACCTCAGTTCCATTGCCGACGGGTAGAGGAATCTCGTAGTCGAAAATGTTATTACCGTCAACGGGGTCGGAGTCATACGTGCTGGCAGCTTGGTAAACGAAAACAAGTTCCCTTACGGGGTGGTTGAAGTTTAGAGTAAATTTACGGTTCTGAGAACCAGATGGGGCGGTCGGGGAAGTAACGGGCTCAGACCCCTGCCACTGCAACTGAGTAACCAGGTATTCGTGTTGGATCTCTGACATCCTAATGCGTTCGGGCGCATCTAGGAACACGTAGTCGCAGTATAGCTTCATGTTGGTTATCGCGAGGGGTGTCGCGCCGTTCTGAGAAGTCAGACTGGTGATGGGGTAATTGCACTTCACACAATTCAAATACGTGTTGATGTCAAAGTTCATTTTCAGTTCGTGATATGGAAGGGCGACCAGAGGCATATACAGCCCAGGGTTCCTGTTGTAACAGAATTTCATCGGGACGTAGTAGGTTCCTCCGGCAGCCATGCTGAGGTCCCAGTTGTTCTTGTAATATGTAGGATCGTAACGCCCGACCATCTTGTTGTATCCCGCTAATTTCTCAGAGGTTTCCGTCAGCTCAGTCCACACGTCCCACCAGTTGGAGTAGTGCTTGTCTATCCGCTGACCACCAAGCTGGAGCTCGATAGAGTTAAACAGTGCCAGACCCACTCCATTGACATAGCGCAAGTTAGAAGTTGGGATGCTCACGTTGGAAATAGCATTACTCACTAATCCGTTCCCGACAAAGTTCATGTAGGGCCATGTGATAATGTTGGCGACATACTTAGACGTATTCCCAATGTCAGAAACGTTGGCACTAGAAGTGTAATAAGATCCATCCACATTGCTATATGCCGCAATAAGGTTGGAATACACACCGGCATTGTTGGACTGCCAGTAGTTACCGGAGGCATCCGTGAATACGTTACTCAGTGCAGCCACGTTGGTAGTGTTGGTGAGCGTCGTAGACCCCAGGGAAATTGGTGGGGTAGGGGTGATGTTGTACCCTTGAAGGCTCGGCAGAGTGACCTCAATCCACACGGGGCCGCAAAGATCACCATTACGAGAAATCGTGACCGTCGGGAATTTGCCGAAGTCCTCGATCCCGTCGAATTGCTGCTGAATGCTCTCGAGCGCAAAGTTCGTGTATCTCCTGTACACGGACTTAAAAAACGTGATCTGGGGATTTCCGGTGAGATATACATCCTGAGCACCGTAACTTACGAGCTGCGCAATTCCGCCTGACATGGTAAGCTTTACTTATCATATAAGTTTATTTTTTTTAAGTTATTACACAAACGTATATGTAGGATAATTAGAACTCTTGACACGTTTGCGATATTTACTCGATATCTTATCAATCTCTTTCCTATCGGTAATCATCGGATTCAGTTTTCTAGCAGCATCCATGGGGGATGTATATTCAGTTCCGTCTATAATTACCGCCTGTCGTTGTGTCTTGGTGCCGTCAAAACAACCAGTGTCGTGAGCAGCGAACACATTACCAGAATGATCAGTTAGTTCGAGATTATCCAGTGAATTGTTTAACGGGTCGTTGTCAATATGGTTGACTATCATACCATCTGTAATGGGACCTCTAAATAGTTTCCAAACAGCATTGTGAAACTTTATTGATCTACCACCATCGTCAATTCTCGGGTATCCTTTGCTAGTTGATAATTCGTATGAAAATATTTTTTTCTTATAGCCATGGCAAAATTCTATGGTAAGGCGATTCATATTTCCAATCCATATTTTGTATGGTTTACTCTCTCTTAGTAATTTCCACTCTTCGTTAGGAAGGTCTGGTAGACTTGGGGGGCATGACCATATGTAATTCTTATGAGTTTTCTGTTTGTTGTTCAGACATTTGGATATGTTCCCCGTGTCAAAATCTCTAGTTTTGGCGTCTACAGTAGATTCAAAACTCACAATTTCTCCCGAGCTTATATGCGTTCCAATAATGGGACAGCTATCTATACGAGACTTGTGAATGGATTGATTACGATTCTGATCTCCGCGTGATAACCAACGCAAATTCCAAAGACAATTGTTCTTGGGATCTCTGTTGATATGATCAGCGGTAAACTCGTCAATTGGCTTTCCATTAAACGTCGAACACATAGCACGATGTGTATATATTTTGTGACACACGCCATCAGCATCCACTATACAGGACACGTTGTAATGAGCTTGGCCAGTTGACAATAGTTCATCTTTATCATTTCTTTTATCTCCAAATACATCAATGGTATGTCTTGGAAACGTGAATAAGTCTCCAGTTTTATGACAGTAGTATTTCAAAGGAGTTTTAGAATTATCCAGATCGAAATCGAAAATTACATTAAGCATATTGGACATATAAATATCACGATTGTATTCTTCGTCTGATAACATTTTATAAAACACGAATAGATACTTTGTTTAAATACTTTACGGTGACAATATATTACACGCGATTGGTCAATTTATCAGCCACAATCTTGATTAAAACCACGTTAGATTTCACCAATAGAGTCGGGCACTGATGCGATTCCATCAATCGATGTTTTTCGCAAAAAGTTCCTTCACACTTGCACGCGAATCCTAGGACTCCGACCTTCTTCTGACAAATAACGCATCTAGTCATACTAAATTATGACATTATTTTACGTCTCTAGTAGTTATCAATGATTTGACGATATGATATCTTCCGTATCGACAAAACACACTTTGATACATCTACTTTTTCTTCAGTGGGAATTTCTTCTCCCGATATTTCCTAATAAAACTTTCGTCTTCATTGGCGCGAGCCGCGTACAGCGGGTTGCTCTTTTTGAAATATATACTCAAGACATTTATACGTCCAATGAGTTTGTTCAGACCATCCCTGCTTTTACGATCTGCCATTGCTTTCCTGAGTGCTGCGCGACGAGTATCGCGAGTATCTTTAACATGGTAGCCATATTTTTCCAAAGATCCTTCGTTTTTCAGTACGATTTTTACGGTTTTCTGTGCCATATGTTATTACAGATATTAATTCTTTGTTGGCCATTTATAAAAATCAGGTCGAAGTGCGATCTTTTCTGCGATGCGCTCTCTGATGATAGCAAGTGCCCGCTCATCCGGTTTGTAGTCTCCATTCCAATCCGGAGAATACATCACGTCATCGGGGTCGAACTTGGCATCTCGGTTGATGTTGTATTCTCTGGCGATGAGCTCCTCTGTGAGTTGCTCGTATCTTTTCCTCAGATATCCACCCTTGTCGTAAAAAAACAATACATGACCTGCATAACACAATAATTTAACATATAATTAATGTTTTATAATCAAGAAATGCAAAACTGAAAAATCAAAAACAGCATACAAACGTGTATGGAAAAGTATCAACTAACCTGTGTTTAGACAGAACTCCTTCGGTATCTTATTGAGTATCTTTTCTATAGATTGAGTCTTCAGCGAACGTGCCAGAGATCTGGGTATCATTTTGATCTCTCTCCACTCCGCCATGGCGTGTTGGTTAGCGAGTTCACCCACGGGAACAAGGTTAATTCTGGTCATTTTAATTAAAAATCGTCTTCATTTCCAGTGTTTATACAGATTTCATATCCAGGGTCAAATGACATGTCAAATAAAGTTTTTTAGTCTATTTTCAGGAATATACTTATGTATGTCGGTGTTTAATATCAATTTTTTACGACCATCCGATAAAATGTAATAAAACTTTTTCTTGAGAGGTATGTAATGTATTTTGGACTTTATCTCGCGAGTGTCTAGTTTTGAAATGTGATAAAACCCGGTGTTTATATTTGCCATCGACTTGACGGGAGTTGGCGATCTTGTGGGAGTTGGCGATCTCGTGGGAGTTGGTGATCTTGCGGGAGTTGGTGATCTTGCGGGAGTTGATGATCTTGCGGGAGTTGATGATCTTGCGGGAGTTGATGATCTTGCGGTTTTCATCGATGGTCGCGAATACAATCCTTGGAGTTGACGAGGAGATATTGCTGATATTAACGGCGATGTATTGGTAGACGATCTGGATGGTGATGATCTGAAGGGTTTTAAAAATGCAGTTATTGGCAATGATTTAACGGGATTTCCTTTGACAAATCTTCCAGTTTTCGGATTTATCATTTTTCCTGAAGGAATTTTATTTTTATTATATTGTTGTAATACCTTCAAATACGTAGGATTGTTTTTTATCGTCGAATAATCAATTTTTTTTATTTTTTTGAGATTATCTATATAATAAAATGCCGCGTACGGATTTTCTAATTTGTCATCAAAGTAAACATCATAGCCGTCATGTTTTATATTTGTTCGAGTGCCTTTAATTTGATCTTCTTTTTTATTTGTTCGAGCGCCTTTAATTTGATCTTCTTTTTTATTTTTAGACACTCTCTTTCCTCTACACGTATCTTTTGACACCACTCTGGATAATTTCGTCATATCATCAATTTGTATGGCTTCTGTAGATTTTTTCCCTTTGTATACAATCCAGATTCCAACTCCATCAATTGCATATGTTTTACCATTCTTAATAACGGTGGTTTTGGAGGCAGCATCATTCATCGTCATAAATATCACGGTTTGTTTGTCGTCATTAAATTTATCGGGAATGAAACCATTTACTATCGATTCTTTATGAGAACTCAATAGCACGATGCCATTTTCCATACGGGCCACGGGATCTCCATATAATATCACATTGCAGTTTTGACGTCCGTATTTAGCATCTCCATATCTCACACCAAAAATTGCAATTCCAATCAAATTTTTACTTTTGACATTGTCCCACATATATAACGCTATTTTATCATTCCTAATTGGCCAGCATAACTGCGTCGGATCGTCGCCGGTTTGTATTGACCATTCGAGCATCTTTCTTTTGAATACTTGTACATCTTCGTATGCATCCTCATATTTTAGTTTTTTATTAGTTCCTACATGCATATATTGAGCATGCGAATCCTTGACTTTCTCGTCTGCATCCTTGTGATATTTATGAGAAATCCAAGCAATATCATTACCTTGTGAATCGACCAATGCCAAGTCGGATTTAGAAGTAGATTCCCCGGTTCCTTCGAGATCTTTTTTTTTGAGAGGAGAATGAGCATTGCCAGGGTTTTTGGGTTTAGATCTATCGGTTAATACTCGCATTTTATACACGTCGTTTATCACTCCGGAACGATTTCCATTTGAATCCTCGAACATCAATTTGAATGGACGTTGTATATTATTATCATCCAACCATTTTTCAAATCTATAAGCAAATATATATTCACCTCTCTTTTCTTCACGTGCTTTTCCACGAGGAGTTGTCATATATAATATTTAATATATATTTTTTCAACCTCGCCCTGAGCCAGACTTTCCCTGTTACATACGTTGAGAGCAGACTTCATAAACTCAGGAACACATTTATCGAACACATCGCGAACCTGTTGCTTATCCGAAGACGTTATCTTGATAAAGAAATAGCTACTCGGTGGCTTTGTCAATTCGTTTAATGCATGTAATTTACCCGCACGAGTGCACGACTTTTTAATGGCAAAATCGGCATCGTCAACCGTGGAAAACACCCAACCATCCACGGGATACCGTCGAGGTTCGTCGACTCTTAAAACGTCGCGACGCTCCCATATCTGGAAACAGCACGCCACGTGAACTTTGTTATCGTCAAACGCCTTTTGAGGTACATCAACATCGCCGATCTTATGAAAACTATGGTCTAGTTTTATGACAATCGACCTCTTCCTCCATGTTTTCGGGATTATAAATGCTATGA